CTGGATTTCACATATGCTATCCAGGAAGCATTTCTTTGCTCTAGTGTCATTTTCTTTTTGCCTTTGCTAAGGCTATAGAGCTTTTTCATCTCATTGATGTAGGCTCTTCTATCTCTGTCCATTCCAGATGTACTTACCTTACGGTAATACATGATTTTCTTCATCTGTGTCTCTTCGTTCAGAGAATCGAAAAGTGCTCTAAATTTCCACCAATGCAGATCCTGTATTTCTGTAAGATCTATATCGTACTGCTCTTTGAATGCTGTATAGATATATGCGGCATCTTTTGAGAATGAGTACGCTGGTTCTCCTGTGCTTTTTCTTACATACCGTTTCTTTGTCTCTTCCTGCTCTTCCACGCGTTCTCCGCAGCCGTAGAACCAGAGGATTTTTTCTATTGCCTCCGGAAGATTCTTCGGAATCCACGGATAATACAGAATCAGCATTTTCAGTATTCGCTCTTCGTCTTTCATGTCTGAATTCAGAAGTGCATCTAACTGTATCCCTACCCGAAAATCTGTGTTTATCGGAACTTCTTTCCCGTCTATTACAACTTTGGAAGGAAGTTCCTTTGTAATCATGTCATAGATCATTTGCTAAATCTGTCAATCAATGCCTGTTTTTTCTCCGTTACCTTTGGTGTGATGTATTTATCATATAAATCATACATCTCTTCCAGGATATCCATGCATTCGAGGAGATCTGTGCTTTCTCCGAATACTTTTTTTGCCTGCTCTTCTCCGAAAATATCTGTTACATAATCAATAACCGCCTGGCACTGCATTCTGATTCCATCAGATCCTCTTTCACGCTTTGCTGCTTCATCAAATGCCTTGATTGTCTTATCGAATCCGTCTTCATACCGTTTCACCACTTCCGGATTCAACAGATTCGCTTTCAATGTCTGTCCCTGTAACATTACCTCGATCATTTTCTTCCTCCTCTACCGCTTCTGTTGATACGCTGTTTGTCTCAGCCTCTGTTCAAGAAGCTAAGTACTCAAACTCCTCCGGTGTCTTTCCCTGTTTCTTGAACTCAATGTCAATGGAAGAAGATTCTCCGGCATTTCCTGAACCGTCAGAGTTTACGATAATGGAACACTGTCCCTTTTCGCCTTTTCCGTTCAAAATATTAAAGTACAGGTAGTTTACAACAACCTTGTTTCCTGTGCCATATTTTCTCTCGTGAGCCAGGCAGTAATCCTGAGCTTCGTCGCCCACATATCTGTCTCCTGTCACTGAGAATGATCTCTGCGTTCCTGTCTTCATTGTGTTCTGTCCTGCACGGATATAGGTCTTATCCTGTGTGATCGGGTTCAGGTTAGAATCCAGTCCGGCAATTCCCATCTCCACAACCACAAAATCTGCCGGTGTGGTTGCTGTCTTTCCTCCTGGGTTTGTGTCAATGGCAAACACATAGTCGTCATTGGTTACCCAGCCTTCATAATTCGCGTCTATGGTATAACCTTTCATTAACTCGCTTAATTTCATGTTCTACTTCTCCTTCTCGAAATATACAACCCTGCATGGTATCTGGTACTGCGCAAGTGCATTTTCCCAGTCTACCGTCGCAAGGTTCGGCATGTTCTGTAAGTTCTCAATTTTCTTAATCTGGCACTGTTCCCCGAAATCCGGGTAATTCTTTTCCCGGTTCTGTTCCTCAATCCAGTCCATGAATTCCTGTCCCACTTTCATAGCCTGCATATTCAGGTCGTCCGTATCCATGGAATAATGCCATGTGATCAATATGGTGAAACCATATTCCTTATCTGTAGCTCTTATATACTTCCTCAGTACTCTTCCGGAAAAATTCGTGATAAATGATACGGAATGCGCCTCGCCGTCTGCAAAGTTAAACGTCATATTCGCTTTGCAGAGTTCATTTATTTTATCTCTGACATATTCCGTCATGATTTCATGTTTATTCATCGTTTACTCCTTATGTATGCCTGTACTGCTGCCGTATAAGCTTCCATCTTTGCTGCTTTCATTTCTTTTTCCCACTCTGCTGTTGCAAGTGGGTGTCTGGCTCCGCTATGATTCAGGAGCCGGTCTGTCACAACTTTACTTTCACCTTTTTTCGCCCAAGGACTTCCCGTGATTCTGGACACCATGACATAACCTTCATGCTGGAAGTGTGCATAAGGCGACAAGTAATGAATAACACCCTTGTCTCCTTCCACGAATGTTCGAACATTTGAAGACAGAACCATGTTCTTTGCCGGAACATATGGCGTCATTAGCCTTTTTGCTTCCTGTGCCATGAATAGCAGCGTTCTCTTCCCTCCGGTCGCCTCTGTGGTAATCATTGGTATCGGCTTATTCCATTGGAAATGTATATCCATCTAACCACCTACCCTGTAATGTTTCTCACACATGTGAGAGGTGTTGTCTGAAAATGCAGTGACCTCAAATGCTTCCGGCTTCCATCTGTTCAGCAGCTCCGATGCAGTGTTCGGTGTTTTTCCGGTGATTTCTTCCGGGCAGTCACCTTTTACTACAATGTCGCCTATGTTGAATGTGAAGTAGCCTGCTCTTTCTTCTTTTGAGAGTTTTGCATATTCCCTGTATGGAAGATACTGTGGAGACTGTGCGATTCTGGCGGTGTACACACTTGCCATGCTTGCAGTTTTGTCTCTGTTCATTCTTCCCATCACGCACTTGAAGAAGCACTTATCCACTGTCGAACGGTGCCAGGTATTCTCTTTTTCACCACTATCTTTTGCTTTTACGCAATTGTATATGGTGATTGTCTGGTTATAGTTCGGATTCATGCCTACCTCCCACTGTATAGAAGCCCTATGTCTGCCAGATGCTTATATAAAGTCTCCTGTATCTTTTCTTTTCTCTTGGATTCCGTGTAGATGGAATTGGACAGGTCGTAAGTACCTGTCTCTCCATCGTTTCCGAAAGAGGCTAACGGTCCAGGTGCGTCAGATCCAGAATACCTGTCGTACTTACACAGATATTCTGCGATGTCGCACACGCAATCTTTTACCTCTTCCGGTATCTCATCCAATCCTCTGCATCGGTTGAATGTAATCTTATCCACCTCAGCTCGTGCCTGCTTTTCATAATACAGATAGTCGCGTTCTACAATTACTGGCTCTTTTCCGAGGAGATATTCCTTTTCATAGTATTCGTAATCTGCATACATAACACTCTCCTTATGAGAAGTCTACTAACAGGCTTGTGTCCAGTTCCTTGATTCCATAAATACAATCGAAAGAGACTGTATCTTTCTTTGTTTTTGGGTCGTAATCCATAACTACGCGTACTGCAAGTCCGTTTGCAGATGCGATATGGGCTTTTGATGCACCCATCGGAAGTTCCAGCTGTCTTGTTACAAGAGCGATACCATTTCTGTGGAACCCTAATGCATGAGCCTTGTTAATTACCTTGACTGGTGTTGCAGTTTCAATGTCTGCCGGGAGATTCTGATCTACTTTCAGCGTTCCTGCTCCTCCTGCAAGAGTGAGTGCCTCTATTACTGTGTATGTGTAACCATTTACGATGAGCTGATCTCCTGCCGCAATTGTTCCCGCTTCCGGTTTTCCTTCCGTCACATTAAGTTTTGTAGTATCCGCAGTTCCTGTTACTTTATATTCTGTAACCGTTCCTGGCTTATCTGCTGCAGAATGCGGGCAATTCTCTGTAGAATATGTCTCGCATGTGTATACCCTTCCGATTTCTGCATCACGGAGTGCCTGTGATGTTCCCGCATAGCACTGTTTTGCAAAATTATCGAGGGTATTATACTTGTACTTAATCTCTGCCGGCAATACAAGACGTCTGTTCTGCAACGGTGCGTTCGACATATCGAGCGCTTTTCCTACTCCTGCGATATCTGTAATGCTCGGTTTTGCTGAAACTGTTGCGGATTTAGCTGCCATCTGAATTCCAACAGCTAAAAGATCCTGGTCGATTGCCTGCGCAATTGCAGATAATGCCGGTGCAACTACCTGAGTAGAAAAATCTTTAATGTCGAGTGTTAATTCTTTCGCTCCAACCTCTACAGTAACATCTCTGAAGCGATCCATCTTTACAACTGCCGAACCTTCGGTGATGTTCTGGCTGTGCACCTGTCCTGTAAAGTTCTTTGCTGAGAATCTTGCAGGCTTTCTGATGGTAATGCTGTCTCCTACTTTTACAAATTCTTTCGAATAGTCTCTGTGTACAAGATTTGCCATGGTGAGCTGATTCTCCAGTACCATGAGCGCCTCCTGTGCAATGATTTTCGGTGTTAAAAATGTATTTGGCATTTGTTTATCCTTCCTTTCCTATTTGCCCTCTCTCCATGCTCTATACTCTTCATAGGACATTTCTTCCGGGTTCTTTCCTGGCGGTGTGACAGTCTGTCCTCCTGTCTGTCCAATTGGGTTGTTGATTGGCTCATCGTCTCCGAACATGTAGGCATTTTCTTCCTTGCATGCATTGACTGCTGCCTGCACGTCTGCAGTCTGGTCTTTGCTTTCCATTAAGCTCGGAATATCCAAAAGCGCTTTGATTGCTTTTGTATTTCTTCCACCTAATGTCGTGATTGCTGCGTCCAGAATTGCATCGAATTTCATCTGTGCAATCTGATTTTCATATTCTTCT